ATTTAGTTCCAATGTCACCTAATTTATATGATGGTTCCTCTTTCATAATGTACTTTTTATGAAGTAACATATAATCTAGATGATTCACACCTCCAATTTTAATTTGATTTTCACCATTAAATTCACGTGCTTCTACTTTACCTAGTGGAGATAAACGGCTTACCTCGTCTGTACCTACAACTTGCGACATTCGGTAGTATAAGTACGGTAAGTCGAAGTAAGCCGAGTTATAGCCGACTAATATGGTAGGATCTAACTCTTCATACTTAGATAAAAACTTACCTATCAATTCTCGTTCTGAACCACAAGGTATAATAATTTTATCGTCCTGGTTCATTTCAGGTATTTGTTTTGACTTATCAACAATGAAACATATCTTTTGTTTAGTAGTCACATCTATCAGAGCAATAGATGTTAAAGGCATAGGAGCAGACCTAATATACTCAGGTGTTAATGCACCTCCCATTTCAATCTCGATATCTATATAGACTATATTATGCCAAGAAGGAACTACATCATCAAATTTGTAATATAATTCTCGCAACACATACAATGATTTATCAATATCTTTTTCTAATAAATCAGGATCATTTTTATCTAATTTCTTAGTAGGTATAGCCCATCCCCCTGTTAATACAGGTTTAGCTCCATCCTGCCATTCATTTACTCTTTTCCAGTAAGTAGGCTGGAATTGGAAATCCATCCAGCCTTGCTTATCGTCTCGTAAATGGTAGGTATAAGTTTGAAAGTCGTAATATATTGCTTGATACATTTATTTCTTATCTAGAAACTGTTTAAGATTTGGTCTGAAGTAGTTAATTGACTTCATTACTTTTTTATCTCGGGAGCGATATACTATATAATAATCACCTTGTTTTTCGTAATGACAACGCTCACCTTGTTCTTGTTCCCGAACTCGAGTAGTGAAATTAGCTTCCTCTTCTGTTTTACAAACTTTACTCATGTTTGAAGCTTGAACTTCAGCATATGCATGTAATATTTGATCTTTTAGACCATGAAGCATAGCTCCATTACCTAATGAGACATAAGTAATATCACAAAGTGCATCTAACACCTCTACAATATTTCCTGTTTCACATGCTTCTTTATATTCTTCTAGTTCCTCTAGAATAAAATTATAAACAAACATCCACTCATCTTTTGATGGGATAGTAGGTTCATAATTATTTGGTTTACCCATTGTAGCGTTAAATTCCTCTACTTCGCTAACAAATGGAACATAATTTTCTTTAGATTGTGACATGGCCATTATTTATTTTAAGTGAATCAAAAAATTCTTTACGTGCTAGATTATCGTTTTCCATAAACACACCTGATGCTTTAGTAGTGACCATTGCAGCGCCTTGATGTTTAATACCTCTACAACTAACACAACTGTGAGAAGCAACCACAGTGACAATAACACCTAAATTTTCTTCACAAACTTTATTTACGGCTTGATGAATAGCTGCTGTTAATTGTTCTTGAATAGCTCCTCTACGACCAAAGTGTTCTACAATACGATTTAATTTAGATAAACCAATTACTCTACCTTCAGCACCTGCAATATAACCAATATGAACTACACCTTTAATTGTTTGGTGGTGATGTGAACACATTGAAGTTAATTGGATATTACGCTCAATAATTACTCCATCATAACCATCTGATGGGAATGAAGTAATATCAGTAAATCCATTGTAACGACCAGCCCATAAATCAGTAACATATGCTTTAGCTACACGACGAGGTGTATCTGCAGAGTTAGGATCATTTTGCCAATCACATTTTAATGCTGTTAAAAACTTACCAAAATGTTCTGTTGCTTCTTCAATCATTGATTGTTTTTCTTCATCCGTTAATGGACGATCTAAGGCAGCACCATTTGCTAAACCTGTTTTCACACACTCTATATCGTTGTGAAATTTTCTTCTATTGTTTTCCATATAACCTAATATATTATTTTATTTCTAGATAGCCAAAATATATGGCAAACTCCTTTTCTTACCTAAATCATCATCCATTCCATATCCTACTACCCATTCGTCTTCAAGAACAAATCCATAAAGTGAACCTAAAGGCATATCTACTTCATTAATATATCGTTTAATTAAAGTAACCATTTGAATACTTGCTGGCTCATGTTGATAAAAATGATTTGCTAATGCATTCATTGTTACTCCTGAGTCATAGATATCATCTATAAGATAAACATGTTTACCAGTTACATCTACTGATTTATCTAGTATCATGTTTAGGTCACCTCGTTCTCTACCTTCATATGATCTTACTTTTACAAAATCACATTCTGGGTCTAATGAAGATAACTTCTCAACTAGTTTAGAATAAAAAACAAATCCACCATTTAATACACAGACTAAAACAATAGGAATTTTTTCTGATTTATGTCGGTTTAAAATTTGTGTAGCTAAGAAATCAATTCTTGCTTCAATAACTTCTTTTTCAAATAATACTTTCATATAACTCTTTTATTGAATGTAATCCTGGGTAATGTTTAATTTTTCCTTTATTAGATAATATCACATGTGGGTAGTAATCTACATTAAATGCTGTTTCTAAATCTTCATTTTCATTAATGTTAATGATTTCAAATCCAAGTTTAGTAGCAATTTCTTGAACCATAGGATTAGCTACCTTACATCCTCCACACCAATCGGCGTAGAAGAATGTAACAGTATTCTTTGTTTTAAGTGCTTCAGTTAATAATTTTTTATCCATTATACTTCTCTTTTAGTGTCAAATGCTATAATATGTTCTCTACCTGTAAAATTATAACCATTATCTCTACAAAAGTCCATTACCATAGGATATACTCGAACTAATTCATCTCTTGTATCACCAGGAGGCATTAACCAAGTCTTACGTTTTGGAATATCCATTTCAACTCTAAACGCTTCAATCTCATCCCATGCTTCAGGCATTTCGATAGGATTACAAACAGGTTTGAAATGATAGTCATGATGGTATTCTAATGTCTTTTTTATCGTTTCTTTGTCAAGACGAAACTTGTTATGTTGGTCCACCATCTTTTGGTCTGCGACTTTGCCTTGCGGAGTAAGAGTCCCAATTGCAGGAACGCTGTTACTAAACTTAGGACTAAGAGATATAAGACCAATAGGGAAGTCAGTTTCAATGAAATGAGAGCCTTCTGTTTCAATTGTGATAAATAAGCCACGTTTTTCTGCTAAATGGGTTAATTCGTTTACTAAGTCAGGATGCATTGTAGGTGAACCACCTGTCAGCATCATTTCTCTAATATATGGGTTATTGTCATAAATAGCTATAATATCGTTAAACGTATATTTTCCTTTCTCAGGGTGTATACTTGTATACCAGCTGTCACACCATCCACCATCTCCAAACCAACATCTGTGAGTACAACCTGTAGTTCTAATAACTACTGTAGGCATACCTGCTCTACTACCTTCAGATTGTACAGCTGTATATAACTCTACAATTGGTAATTTTTTATTATAGTCTTCTATTCTACCTGGTATCATATTTCTTCGTATATTGAGCTGTTATTATCATTTTCAAAACATTCTACTTTAATACATTTGCAACGGCCAGCATCGTTTTTGGCTAATACTTCATTGAAATGTTCGTACACTAAACGAGCATTACTTTCAGCACCCATCCTTTCTAAAAAATGTACTTTACATAGCCCTTCCATTTGCATTTGTTCAAACAAATCACGATATGGATCATCGGCTTGAATTAAGGTTGTATGATCCCACATATGATCCATCCAATCTTTCAAACCATTACCTTTAGGTGGTGTCTTGAATCCACCATAATCAACAATCCAATTCATATCATCTAATTGTTTATCAATATTAGGTTCATTAGATGCAAACCATACTTTAAATTTTAAAGCATAACCGTGTAATAATTGGCAGTGTGAATGAGCTGCTTTGTATTGTCGAATTGCTACTGAGTAGTTTTCGAATAATTTAGTTGATATATATCTTGTTGCCATTATCCTTCATTTAACCAAGTTATGATTTGGGAATTAGATTTTACTCCTGCAAAACGTTTAATTTCTTGTCCATTTTCTACTAAAATAACTGTAGGTACATTTCGTACATTAGCAGCTTCTAACAATGCTGGGTCAGTATAATCTACATTTTGTTTATGGACTGGTATTTGTCTTGCGATTTCCTCCATGATTGGACCTAATGTTTGACATGGTTGGCACCAATTTGCTGTGTAATAAAATAATTCTTTAGGCATTGTCTTCAGTTTCTGGGTTTTGTTTTTGAATTTGTTCTTTTAACATAGACATGAATTGTCTTTCCATGGCTAATCTATTTTTAGCTACTGTTTCATTACGTTTTGAAACACGTTGGTTGTGGGCTTTCTTACCACCTCGTTTTTTAGATGTTGGCATTATTGTGATTATTTAAGATTGTTTTTACATGTTCTACTACTGTTTCCCAACTTACAGGACCTGTCTCATCAGCATATTCAACTGGGTCTGGTTTTCCAAGTCTTATAAATGCTTCAACTCGTTCTACTGATGATGCTGATTTGTAATCACTGTAGCAGTTAAAAAAGTAATAAATTGGCTTATATGATGTGTTTGTACGTTTGTATACTTCATTAAAATCAAGACCTAAACATTCACAGCAACTATCTCCATCTACTAAAATACCAAACTTATCATCATCAAGGTAAGGTGTGTAGTGGTATACTTTTTCAGCACCCCAATTACCCATCTTAAATGCTTCAAAATCAGCATCTCTAAACTCTTGACGACAGTCAGGATAAATAGCATGATCACCTGCATGTATTCCCATTGCAATAGCACATTCCGTATTCTTTTGTTCAGCAATTGATAATGCAACTGCTTGAATAATAGAACTAAAAATCTTATTACGATTAGGAACTACTGTTGCTTTCATATTCTCTTCAGCGTAGTGTCCTTCAGGTACTTCTTCACCTCCAGTTACTAATGCTGAATTTAATAATTGAGATAAACCATCTAATTTAATAACTTGATGTTTTACAAAATATGGATATTCCATTGTTTTAGACTCTTCATCTATAATACAATACCCATTAATATACTTAACTAAATCTTTAGCACGCTCTAATTCTATATTATGTTTTTGTCCATAATCAAATGATAATGCTGTAACTTCATAACCATTGGCAAGTAGATGAAGCAATAGTGTGGAACTATCCATTCCTCCACTTAATGATAATACTGCTTGTTTCTTCATAATTTATTTGCTATTTGTAATATAATATCTGTATCCTCATTTGACAAGCTAAGACGACCTTTTCTTAATTTTTTAATAGCATCATTCCATTCTTGTTCATATAAATTTCCTTGTGTAGGGGCTACTAACCCATGCCATACATCTTCCATAACTTTTATTTTACTATTTTATCTAAACGGTTAATTTTTCTAAATTTATTTACATTGTAATGCAAAGCATACCAGTTAATATCTTCAGGAGCGCGATTCATAACATGGTCAATTTTAGTAATTGGTTTTTCATCTAAACCATGTTCTTTATACATTTTATCTTCCATTGCCGCCATAATCGGATTTGAAGTATCTATACTTTCAATGAATGGGTAATTCTGGTGGAATAAAAACTCTTGAGGAGCAGCACAACCAAGTAAGTGAACTCTATCACTAGATTGAATAACATCGCTATTATACAACTTACCTATAACATTTACTCGACCCATAGCAGTAGAAATTGCTGGTAGTGTATGTACGAAATGGTCTTTATAGTATCCTGCGCCATATGAAAATGCTATTTTCTTATAACCTAATGATTTATATTTTAAATAACATTCAGCTGCTTCTTCAATATTAGTCGCTTGAACTACTGCTACTTTAGTAGTGTAATGAGGTAATTTAATTTTAGCCCATTCTGCAGCATTGTCAATAGATGCTTGCATATCTTGCCATACATCAGGTACAATAAATTCATTTGGTTCAAAGTAATTAACCCAATGTAATAGACGTTCTGTTTCATAAGCATGTCCTAGTTCATGTAAACTATTATCCATGATAATGTAACGACCATCTTTCTTTGCTTGGTCAAAATACTTAAAATATTCATACTCACTATCTAGTAAGTGAGGCAAACAATAATCGTAATCGTTAAATGTTTGTGAGATGTTTAGTACTGCTAATGGTACTTCGTGTGAGACTTTTATTTTCATAACTTATTTAATATAAATATATTTCTTTTTATTGCCAAACTATCTTTCTTAATAAGGAAGATCATTTTCTGGTCTGTTTTGTAACCATTTTTTATACTGTTGGATTAATTCCTCAGTAGTACCTTCTGCATGTTCATAAATGAATGTATGTATTTGTTCTGTAGTACCACCAATCCAATATTTTAGGCTGTATTTTAAACTACTCATACGATCTTTTTCATCACGTTCAAAATCTTTTCTTAAATTTTCAATACGTCTATTATACATTTTGATAGCATTACGTTCATGTTCTTGTTTTACTTCAAAACCTTTATCACTGTTACGTATTTCTGCTATTTCTTCTGCCATCCACCAATACTCATAATTGATATACTTAGCATAAGGTGAGTATTCAAAGTCACCATTTTTCATTTTCTCGTCAATACGAGCTTTAGCTCCTAATGGTTTATGAATTTGATATCGTCTATGCCAATAAAATACATTAAACTTAGCTAGTTTAGCTGGTTTAGGTGGTGCTTCAATCCCAAATATAGGATTAAATTCTTTTAAAACTTGTTCTACTGTAACCATTATTTTTCCATTAATTCATCTGCAAATACTTCTTCTAATAATGCCTCAATGTCAGGTAAGTCAGTTAATTCTCTAAAACGCTCAGCATCAAAGCTAGGTTCTAATAATTGACCTTGGTATTGAACTGTTCTAGCATTAGTTACTTCTTCTAAAGTGACACCAATACCATGTGTATATTGATTAACTGTTCTAATTGTGTAATACTTTCCTTTGATAGGACGATTAGGTACAGTTTCTATTGTTTTTTGTTTCCATGTATCGTTGATACATTCTACTAGTGCTCCTACTTTCATATCTTAAATATAACAAAGAAAGGCCCAAAGGCCAAACTTATGTTTAATATGTTTTGACTGGGATTTACATAGGTATTTGACTTAAAATATATTTTTTTACTTCATCACTTATATCAATTGCATCTGGATATTCATCCTCAAATGCTACTAAGATTAAACTTGCGAGACTATTATCAAATACTGCTGGGTTTGTTAAGTATTTTTTTAATTTTTCAGGTTTTCTTAATTTTTTTTCATCTTTTATTTGACCATCAATATATCGCTTAACATCCTTTGTTAATGGAACTTCATCTTCATCTTCATCTTCATTAATTCTTCTTTCATTTACCGGACTTTCATCGTCTGGGTAAATTATATCCATTACCGCTTGTACATCAATATTAACTCCTAATTGTTGCATAGCTTTTAAAGTATCCATAATACCGTTTTGGTATTGTGAAGGAGTATCACCTGGTTTGCCTGGGTAGTCAAATCCGAGTTCGTTTATCTCTTCTTTGATGATTTGTTTTAGTTGTGATAGTTTCATTTTTATTAAGAATGGTTTGCTATAAATATATTACCCTTCACAACTGATGCATTCTGATAAACGTTGTAAGTTATCTCCTCTTAATACTGATTCAGTACGTAAGTAATATAGTGTTTTAATTCCTAGTTTATGAGCCTCTTTATGTACTTGGCTGATCCAGCGGGGAGTATCATTTGGATCAAAGCATAAATTTAATGAGATAGCTTGATCTACATATTCTTGTCTAACACCATTTTGTCTTACAATTTCTAATTGGTTGATTTCTTTAAATGTTAAGAATACTTCCTTTTCTTCATCAGTTAAAATATAAGAAGGAACATTAATAACTGAGCCTTGGTCTTTTAGAATTTGTTCCCAAACACTATCAATGTTATACCCTTTAGTTTCAAGTAATTCCTCTAATATTTTATTACGCTTAATGAATACACCTTTTGCTGTTTTCAAATTATAAACATTAGCAGGAATAGGTTCGATTGAAGGTGATACACCTCCTGAAATATGAGCGTTTGATACTGTAGGCGCGATAGCTAAGTGATGAGTATGTCTCATACCTGTGCCTTTACACCATTCTGGTTCACCATATAATTCTGCTTGGTCACGAGATGCCTTTAAAGCACCCTTCTCAATAAAGTCAGATATCATTCTTGTATGAGCAGTGGCCTGGATACCTACAAACGGTAATCCTTTTGATTGTAAAAATGTATGCCATCCTAAAACACCAATTCCAATTGCTCTACCTTTAGTAGCAGAACGAACTGTGTTTTCCATAAACTTAACATTTTTAGCTCTGTCAATAAATTCTTGTAACACACCTTCTAAGAACCAACAAGTTAATTCAGGTAATGTCATTCCATTTTCAAATGTGAAATCTTTCCATTCATCCCAACGAGCTAAGTTTAAAGATGATAAACAACAAATAAATGAGTGTAATTCGTCTGTATATAATGAAATTTCAGAACAAATGTTAGTCATTGATACATGTAAGTTATTTTTCTTATATGCTTCAGGATTTGTATTATTAACATTATCTTCAAACATGATATAAGGCTCACCTGTTTCAAGACGTGTTTTCAATATCTCACCCCACAACTTCATTGCTCTAGGCTCTTTATTGTCTAGGTCAGTCATAAATTGATCATCAATAACAACACATTGGTGTAAATTCAAACATTGACGATTAACATCACCTTTTGGTCTACGAATTTGTAAAAATTCCTCAACATCAGGGTGGGTAATGTTTAAGTTAACTGATGCTGCTCCTCTACGAACTGATCCTTGGTTAGTAGCTAAAATAGTTGAATCATAAATTTTAGCCCACGGAACAATACCTTCAGACACACCATTGTCTTTAATCGCTTTACCTCGACCTCTAATGCGAGATAAACCAATACCTACACCACCACCTTGAGATGATAGTCTCATTAATTCAGAGTTAGCATCTGCAATACCTTCGATACTATCTCCAACATCAATACCAAAGCATGAAATGGGCATTCCACGTTCTGTACCTAAGTTTGATAATACAGGTGATGCTAAACATAACCAATTCTTAACTATCGCCTCATAAAAGAACGGTTGTAAGTCTTTACGTTTTAATCTACGAGCAGCTGATTTAGTTACTCTTTTATATGCGTCAAATACATCTTCGTCAGGCAATAAATAACCTTTTGAAATCATGCTAACTGCAATCTCATCCATCCAACTTGGGTAATTTTTTCCCTTAACCCATCCATCTGTGTCTACTTGTATACTCATTTTTTATTTTTTATAAATCGTCCCAATCTGCTGTTGATTTTGAATAACTTGTTACTCTTCCTGCGAAGAAATCTTGATGTGTTTTACCACTTGTTAAATGACCAAACCACTCAATTTGTTTTAATAAACCCGGATCAATGTCATTATAAATTGCATTGTAACCTAATTCTAACATTTTCTCGTTAGCACGTGCTTTAATAAAATTCTTTAATTGATTAACATTTAATCCATCAACATCTCCCATTTCAAACGCCTTATCAATAAAATCAAACTCTAATTGTACTGATATTTGGCATGCTTCTATTACAGCGTCTCTTAATCTGTTATTATTTAGTTCAGGTTGTTCTTCAAGTAATGTTCTAAACAACCAACATCCTGCTTTAGAATGTAATGATTCATCTCTAACACTCCATTCAACAATCTGACCCGTTCCTTTCATTAAGTTTCTTAATTGGAAACTCATCAATATAGCAAACGAACTAAACAAATTTACTCCTTCAGTAAACGCTGAGAATATAGCTAATGATAATGCTCTTTCCTCTAATGTTTCACCTGGTGTTTCAATTAAACGCTCAATTTTTGCTTTTGATGTTTCGTCTTCTAAGAACGCTTGAAAATCATCTAAACCTAATTCTTCATTCAAACGAGCATATGCTTCAGCATGAATTGATTCAAAATCAGCAAACACACGAGCCATTGCTTGTATCTCAGGTTTTGGAAACCATACTGATACTTTTGTCGACCAATAATCGTTCACGTGAACCTCTGTTTGAGCAAATGACTTTAATATGTTTCCAATTAAATTCTTCTCAGATTCTGTTAATTTGCCTTTCCAGTCACCTAAATCAGATGCTAATGGAACTTCGTCTGCTAACTAATGTGAGCGATGTTGATCTTTATAAAAATCAAACGCTTGTTGGTACTCAAACGGCTTGTAAAAATTTCTTACTTCAGTAATCATATATTTTAATATAACATCAAGATTGTAGTTCGAAGAATTTCTTTTGAAGAATGTCTCGATCTAGGCTATTTATCTCACTAAAACTATTCACTGGTTTTGATGGTGTATATGATTCCTCGTTCTCATCGTAATCATTAAAGATTTCGAATCGACCTGTTGATGTATCTATTTTAGCTCCAAATGTCATACCGTCACCTCCATATCTGTTTTTCATAATGTGAAATCTACCTGTCCCAGCTACTTTATCTTCTTTCTTACGTGAGAGAGAAATAGCCACATCTGTAATCATGACTTTGTCATAGCTACCTGCGGCCTTGTCACCCTCAATAACGTCGTCTTTAGCTCCTGCTCTATTAACTTGAGATACACTCCATATAGGAAGTTTTAACTCACGAGCAAGACCTTTAGTACTAAGATAAATATCATCAATTTCATCCTTACGCTCACGATTATTTCTTTTTGATCGAAGTAAGTCTACATAATCGATAATAATCAAATCTGGTTTAAAATCTAAGTCAATACACTTTTGAATATGTGATTCTATTGTTGAAATAGATGCCTTACCAGGTGAATATTCTTTAATAACTAAGTTACCTGGTAATTCAAGTATTTCTTTTTCGACTTGGTCTTTAAAATTCATAATGTTATTTACAGGTATTCCTGTTAAACAAGCATCATATCGTCTTCCAACATAACTTTCACCTAACTCTAAAGTATAGTGTACTACATTAAAACCTAAACTAACAGCATGTGCTCCTAAGGCAATTAATGTCCATGATTTACCTCCTCCCGGATTACCAAATATCAATCCAAAGTCACCTTCACCTAAACCACCTTGTAATAGGTCATTAAATAAAAACCAAGGTGTAGGAATTGGATTTCTGTCTTCTTCTCTATATCGAGATTCAACATCTTTACTGTATTCTAATCCTAAATTCTTATCACCACCAGCTTTTAAAGCGTTATCAACTAAGTTTCTAATTGAATCATAATCACCAGCATTTAATAAATCTACTGATGTTAATAATGCTTTTTTTAATTGTTGGTTTTTGCAGAAGTTAGAAAACTCTTCCTCTACATAAGCTAAATCATCATCTGATGCTTTATATGCTTCTTTTAATTGTTCCTTAATTGATAATTGTAAAACTTCATTATCAATTTTCTTAACTTGTACTTTCAAGACTTCCATACTTGGTGTAGTATGGTATTTGTCATAGTACTTTAAGATTTCACTTATGATCCACTTATGTGCGGTATTGCTAAAGTAATCATCACTAATTATATCATGGATATTAATTAGAAGTTCTTTATGTGTTAATAAACACGATATTATTTTAGTTTGAAAATGAGTACCGTATGCCTCTAGGGTTGATAATGTCACAACTTTTATTTTTAAATTAATAATTAATCTTTATACCTCCAGATAAATTTACCTGCGGTTTTTGTTTTTTGTTGGCAGCATAAACTTATACTACCATAATGTATTCCTAATTGTCGATATGCCTCTCTTCCACTTACCCATTCTTTAATTAAATTATTTTCTAAATCAAATTGGAGGATAGGTTTATTGTTAAAATTTTTAACTTTAGCTTTTCCTTTAGTTTTATCTCCAAAACCTTTAGGTTTAGGTTTACCTTTTAAACTTTTACTAATCTTATCTCCCCATGTTATTTTTCTTCCTTTATTTGATGGTTTAGATTTACCTGTAACTTTATTTATAAATGATAATTTAATATTTTCATAAGTACGACTACTAAGTTTAAAACCATCTAAATCTTTAGTTTTTTGTTTTCTAATAGCCATTAACCATAAAGCATATAATAATTTATCATT